ATGCTGCGATTACCAGGGCATCGGATGCCTGATTCTTGGTCATTTCGGTTACCGTGCCGGCAACTCTATACGCATGTGCCCAATTGTGATACCATCGGTCACCGCCTCCTACAGCGTAATAAGTCGGCGCCACCTCAATAAATTGTTGGGTGTTCATTTCTTTTCCAGTTCATTAATTTTCTGCCGATACTCTTTACACTTATCAGCCAGATGTTGAATCATTCCACAGGAGATTTCTAACATGGACTCCTCGCCGAAGTATTTCGACCATTTGCGGTAGAAGCCCATGTTCTCCTTGATCTTTTCTTCTTTAGTCATCATTTCCTTGCGTTAGCACGAACTTCGTCAAAAGTGATTTCCTTCACCAAGACACCATCACGATAGACTTCTGAAAGAGCCTCGACCCACGGGCCAATGCTCTTGTCAGCCCAACCTCGGGGTTGTTCAACAGCAGATTCAAACGAACCGCCGCTTTGCCAAAGAGTCACGCGACCCTTCTTGGACTTCTTGCCGTGATCAGTGATCGGATCCTTGAACACATCACGCCAGACAAGTTTATCTACCACTGATACTACTTGCTTTTCGCCAGAGATGACCGGGGCACGAATATACTCGCGTTCTTTAATACCAATCGAGGAACACTTCATAGCAAACTGTAGTGTGTCACGGTTGACTTGTTGAAGCAGCGCACCACCTTGACCGAATGCCACGTTGTCAGCAGAGAAGCCTGCCAGTTCCATGACAAACAGAATCGAGCGAATTGTGGCGTGATCGATGCCGTCACCTTGAATGACACGAACATTGTTCAGCACTCGGAAGCCCTTGGCGTTCTTCGTAGAACCGTAGTACTTTTCCAGAATGTAGAGGCACTTCGTAACCACTTCGCTTGGCTCACCTGAGTCAGGACGAATGACAACGACTGCACCGGAATCCAGCACATCTTGTTTCAGTTCAGTGCCCCACATCTTGCAGGCATTGTAAATGTCGTATGAGTCAGACACAAACGCAATCGGAGAACCCGCCTTACCGTGTGTTTTCAGCATGTTCCTGTATGAGTCTACTTCTCCTTCGCGTCCCCAGCTGGTTACTGTACTATGCTCCATGGCCGGAATGGAGAACCCTGCCATATCAGCACCATAAAACTCCCGAGCATAGAGTAGAGCACTAATGTTATCAGTACCCATGAAGTTGACGAGGTGAGCGGCGCCCCCGAGTCCAGCACTTTCCAGAGAAGAAACACCGCGAGCGCCAAAGTCATGTAACTTGAAGTCAATAAGAGAAGGGTCACCAGTTTTCTCCAGGTAGTTGAGAATGATTTTTTTGGATTCGTAACTGTTTGTAGCCACGGTCGTTGGATACCAGATTGCGCGAAGAATCGCGGTTTCCAGGAAACTTGTCAACCACCAGCATTTCGGGTCGGTGTTGACGATTGTTGCCAGCACATTCTTCGTCGGAATGAGTGTACCTTCTGCGGCAGCTTTGATGCTGACCGGAAGACGACCACCGTGCGCCTCAAGAATGTATTCCCACCCTTCCCGATAAAACGGTTCACCGTGAGCAGTGATGATGGCTTCCGCAACATCGATATCTTCCTTGGTAATCGGAGTAGTTAGATACTCTTTAATAAATGCTTGTAGCCCGAAGAATACAGTTTGGTCCCATTGTCCACCGCGTGATTCAATGTACGAATACACATATTCGGTGTTTTGTGGGTATTGATTGTATTGACTGTACTTGTACGAGTCGGAATTGAGAATGATGTTTTTCGAGAGTTTCATATAAAATCCTTATATAAAGTGAAACGATGTAGAAGTCTATCTCCTACTATCTATTTATGCTTCATTATAGTCCCTGTGTGATTAAATGTCAATGAAAATCACTGACTTTGGGTAAATCAATCACTTTCCTTCCTGGAAGTACGCGGCCCTTTGCGTGGATATTTCTTGAACGCCTGAGGTATTGCAATGAACGCACTCGCGCCCCTGGTAATACCAAGACCCGTAGGAGAAAGGTTTGCCACACTTCGTCCACTTGTGGATTCTGAAAGAGCAGAGCCAACTAGTCCTCACTGGCGACTCCTCTTTCAGAGTGCGCCAGGTGTTTTCTTGATCGGGTGTCATGTTAGAACAGGGCAATGACAGTCATGCCCGGTGTAGGTTGTTTCAACAGATTTGTGTATGCTTTCTGTGCAGTAGAAAGGGCATCAAACGAAATGGTTTCCATTGCAATGGCACGACCGCCGTCAAAAGAACCTATCTCTTTCACGATGACAAGAATCTTGTACATATTAATCTCCGTTCTTCAAAAGGAACTTGTTGCTGATTACCTTGAAGGATATGTCAGGGTTTTCCATGCACTTGTAAACATCACCTTCGCGCTCAGGTCCAGTGATATCACCCATGACAGACTTGCCCTCAGCCATCTTCAACAGATCGTCAATCGTCAGTCCGACAAGAGAGAAGGCAGATGCCATAACTGGAACATGCTTGAGAGAATGTTGGGCAACGAATGCCGCACGATCACCTCGCGACATGTATGCCTTGGCGTCAATGTCGTAAATATCGAAGATACGGAATTCTTGTCCGGTGTACTTGTACTTGTTGCCTTGAATTCCGTTGCCAATCAGTTCGCCTTGCAGCGCCAGATTGCGGTCGATAATTCGTAGCTTGTTTTCGATGTCTTGATCGGCAGCAGCCTTGAACATAGAATTGTCCGGGTTCGGCTTCAACTCCAGATTGCGAGAGCAGATGGAGAATACTCCGTCGACCATGAACGCAGTCATAGAAGTGCCGTCCAGCTTTTCAGTCCGCTCAAATGTGTAGCCGAGACGTTGCCATTCGGCAAGTTCTGCCTTGAGATTTTGAATACGCTCTTGGTCAGTCTTCGGAATGAATCCCGGGAACATGCCCTTGACTTCGCCAGCAAGTTGAGCCGGAATCGGAGCCTCGTACTTCTTGATGCCAAGATCAGCGGAGACATCATAGCCCTCAACATACAAGGCGTTATGATCGGAGTTAAAGCGGCCAACGGGAATAATCAACCCCTGAGACAGTTGACCACGCAACTTTACAGTGCGGAGACGTTCGCCTTCGACACCTTCAAATTGCTTCGGGTAGTGATCAGGCTTCGTCAGAAACGGAGCGATGGTAGTTGGGATGAAGGAGTCAATCTCGCAGTAAACAGCAAGATCGCCCGGGGCAAAGTCGCCCTTCTTGACGACAACCTTCCAGCCGCCAACTGTGGCGACCTCGATTGCGTCAGCGCCCTCAATCGGGCCAATTGTATCAATGCGGCGAATCGTCGCCATTTTTCGTTCAGTCATTCTATTACCCTCATTACTTTGAGCCACTTGTTAAAGTGTTTTGTTTTCCAGGCACCTTGACGCACCCAAGAATATACTTTTTGAGTATCAAGCGAGGCAATTTCATCGTCGGTCAGACGACCTTCGTGATACATGTCCTCAGCGTAAATGCCCTTTTTGGAGATGCGAACGCGGACTTGTTCATCCCGTATATTCATTTAGACTCCGTTTTTTCAGTTAATGTATTATAACAGAAACCGGATTTATTGTCAATTCACAGTTTCAGCATGGCCCACATCGCCGTCTTTTCCAGATCAGCTTGGAACTCAGGATACACTTCGTCAAGGCGATCCTTGCGAATTTCAGTGTATTCTCTTTCTTTCTTCTGGATCACCTTGCGTAACTTGACCTGATCAGTGACCAATAGCGTTGACAACTTTTTACCACGGCGGCCCCAAAAAGTCAGCACATTGCATTTCCACGACCACGGGTCTGCGTTCTCATCCAGGTCAATGGCGCCCCACACTTTGTCGTGGTTCTCTTTGGAGTCATAGCAATGACCGATGAATCTGAAGGAAAGCATAATAGTTCCTAAATAACAATACTTCTATTATATCAGAAAACCAGATTATTGTCAATCCTGGACTAAATAAAAGTGAGAGCCACGGAACAGTGAATTCCCGCCCTCTCTAATGCTATATCGTAAAAGGAGCACCAGCATGACTATTTATTACCTCATAGTAAAGACCCACAAAATCACCGGGTTGAAATATCTCTGTCAGACAAAACGTCAAAATCCACATGAATACCTTGGTTCCGGAACCCACTGGAAACGGCACCTCAATAAACACGGCACTGATATTTTTACTGAGATTATCCGTGAGTGCCAATCTAAGGATGAACTGACAAAATGGGGACTTCATTACAGTGAACTATGGAATGTGGTTGCTGCCAAAAATGAACATGGCAAAAAGATTTGGGCTAATCTAAAACCTGAAAGCGGTGAAGGTGGGATGACCGATGAAATCCACGCCCGGGGAGAAAAGACCAAGAAAGAAAATGGGATCAATCTCTCAGCGGCCCTAAAAGTAGCAAGCAGACGAAAATCAAACGGGACATACATACGAACACCCGAAATGACTCAAAAACAACTCAACACTTGGCGAGAAAATGGAGGGCAACGCCGTTCCAAAGAATCCTATACCGCAATGGGAAAGAGAATGATAGAAAACGAACACACACTCTCTCCTGATACCGTCATCAAGATGCAGGCTACGCTTAAAGCACATAATCGCGGAGTATTCCAAGTAAAAACTTGTGAGCACTGTGGAAGAGATATCAACGGTGCCACTAACTATGTTAGATGGCACGGTGATAAGTGTAAGAGCAGGAGTTAATCTCCTGAATCTATAAAAAAAGTGTCTCCGCAATGCTTGCAGGTGTGCTTGTGGTAGCAGTTGCTCACAGTCACCACATCATAATCGTGAGTGCAAGGAGTACCATCCGGCCGGAGTCGAACCTCACCAGTTGGTCGGCCCATCATATACTGTGCGCCGCAGTTCCGGCATTCAACAGTGCCATCAGCCTTGTCGTAGCCATACCAGCCATTTGAGAGTCCATACTTGCGTAGGTTATCAGGGCAGGGGCGACGGGTTGTTCCGTTGCAGACTGGGCAGGTTCCTTTAGACATTTTTTGCTTTCATGTAAGATATTGAAAAATAAGTATACGGTTTAGTCCAGTTGGTATTCCAGCGAATCATCACCTGGACGATCCGAATCCAACCGTTGCGCCAGTTCAGTGACCAGGTAACCTTACCGCGAAGGGAGTGTCGTTTCATTTGATTCCGAAAGGCTCATTCAATACATAATCAGGTAGTTCTCTGATTCGTTCATTCATCATTCACCCCAAAGTGTTCCTTCATTTCTACACGGTCCACGGTACGATTGACAAACCTACCACATTCCAGCACGATCAATTCGGCGAAGCGCCCCAGGATGGCCTGTGAGTTATCAACAGGGTCGCCATTAGCAAGGCACTGCTCCATGACGGCTTTATCAAAAAGATCACTAAATTGCTTGTTCATTCTTCAACTCCGAAATGTTTCTTTAACATCATTGCCGCGGTCTCCATAGACTGGGCTTGTATTTCACGCCCTTGGAGGGCATCAAGGCGAAACATTTCCGTATGAAATATTTTAACGCCTTCTTTACTAATCAACTCGGCGAACTTGTCGCACAGTCGCTTCACCTGGTCCATGTCAAGTTTGGTCCATGTTTCAGGAACAGC